TCTTCAGTACGCCAAGCCCTGCTATCTTCTACATTCCATTCAGAAGTCTGCACTTTCCAGTCAGGAGTACTATCTTTCACCGTGAAAGAAGGTAGGTCCCATATACATCTGTTGTTAGGTTGTGCTGCAAAATTGCCATCATCTAAGGCAATAATGTGAGCGCACTTATGTTCGTGCGGAATCTCTGAATGATCAGTGTCAAGTATATTACTGTCTGGATGTGCAAAGTCAACGGTAAATAAATATTTTCCTGCGTGCCATTTTTTATCTTTTCCGATATACTTACCGGCTTGTCCGTCTAAAATATCCCAACGATGGACAGAAGGATAATAAGAAAAACTATTCCAGAGCTGTAATTCATCAAGTCGTCTTGCGGGCACTCCGGATGCCTCAAATCCCTTTTGAATAAACGCGCTAATTGGTAGGCGATAAAATACTGCACCGTTTTCCATAATAGCATGAAATAATATAGCACGGCCTGTAAGAGCGCTAAGACCAAACACAATGCAGTCTTCAACTTCTCCGTGATGTTTTTTACAATCATATAAATACTCTCTTCTTATTTGTGCATAAGTTGCTGGTATGTTTGCATTTAAGTAAGCCATAATTTATCCTCATTTTATTGTACCCCAATTAGGTCCAGATTCATAGTCGACTTTGTTAGGTACTTCTAGTTCTACTGCAGACTCCATAATATCTTTTATCTTATCTGCATTACCATCGACAGATATATCAAGTTCATCATGTACTTGTATATGCGGTACGATACCTTCTTTGTATAGATCAACCATAGCTTTTTTAGTCATATCAGCCGCTGATCCTTGTATCAATTTATTCAATGCTTTGTATGTAAAGGCACGCTTGATCCCTGGTCCGTGTTCCGCGAGCGCATCTTCATGAGTCAAGGCTTTATGTATCCCGAACTGATTAGGCTCCCACAAATTAAATCTACATCTACGTCCAAGTAAAGTTCTAACTCGACCTTTGTCTTGAGATCTACGCATTACACTTTCCATTAACATTTTAACAAAAGGTACTTTGTCATGGTAAGTTCTAAATAAATCTTCAGCATTTTCTTTTGATACACCTAGCTCTGCTTGTAATTTATTTTTACCCATACCATAAAACAAACCAAGATTAATTGTCTTAGCTTGACTTCTTGGAATGTTAGCCATGTCAGCTACAATCCTATGAAAGTCTGTATCCGGTTCATCATTGTATGCATCTAAAACTTCACCTACACCATAAAGTCCATCAAGACTTGCATAGTGTGTAACTAAACGTGGTTCTTGTTGTGAGTAGTCAAAGCAACCCCAAGTGTGTCCTTCTTCTGGAATAAACAAACTCCTGATCCGTGGTCCAAGTTCCTTGTTCCGTGCAGGAATCTGCTGTAAGTTTGGATTGTTGTAACTAAATCTACCAGTTACTGTACCACCTTGATCGGATCTAATTTGATTAATCTCTGCATGGATACGACCCTTGTGTGAGTGTTTTAATATTGTATCTATAAAAGTTGTGTGTGATTTATTAATCTCTCTTGCATGTGCTATAGCTTTTACAATTGGATCCGTTTGAATTTGTAAAAAATTTTTGGTGAAACTTGGTGCACCTGTTTTGGCTGTTAGTTCGTAAGGCAGTTTTCTTTTTTTAAAAACCTGTTCTATACTTCGTGCTGCCCAAATCTGTACATCAATACCTGTTTCTTTTTTTATTAGTTGTAAACATTTCTCTTCTTCTGTTACTAATTCTTGTTTTAATTTGTGTGCTGCATCTACATCCACACGTACACCTAAGAATCTCATGTCAACAAGACATGGAAATAGTTCTGTTTCAAGATCAAAAATAGATTGTACATCTTCATGTAAAATTTGTTTCTTCATCTCTTGCCATAATTTTAAAGTTAACACTGCATCTTGCTCAGCATACTCACCAACATACATTGCAGGTAGCTTATACATCTCTGCCTTGTGATCGATGCCCCAATGCGCTGCAGTTTCCTTTAATACAGCCTCGTTTTTGCCTATTCCAACGTAATCACGACCCAAACTACCTAAATCATATCGAAAGCGATTCTCGTCTACGAGAGAGCCAGCAATCATAGTATCTACTATTTTACCCTCTATTTTAAGCCCCATAGACCTAATCCAACATACATCGTACATTGCGTTGTGAAATATCTTAATTGCAGGTGTTTTTAATACATCTGTAAACCAGTTTAGAACTATTCTAATGTCCATGTTACCACCACCCTCATGTGCGATAGGATAATATCCAGACCAACCTTCTACAGCTACAGCTATTCCAACAACTTTACCGTTACCAACAACTGAACCAGATCCTTTTGATTTTAAATCTGGGTCCTTAGTCTCTAAGTCAATTGAAATCTCATCATACTTTGATAAGTCTGGAAAAGATTCTGGTGGTAGCCATTCTGTTTGTGGTTTGAATACAGGTTTCATGAATAGTCTCTTTCTAATATCATTTCTAAATAATGTATTGCTTTATTTATGTCTTCTTCTTTCCCCTTTGACTGATGTCTACAGATATATTTTATAGCATTGCCCTCCGCAAAAAGCAATTTGTTTTCGTTTATAAACTCTGCGGGTTGTATCTTCATTTGTTTATAATGTTTTCCACCAACTTGATTGTCTAGTGAATCGTATGTTGCCTTTTTAAATATATCTTTGTTTGTCATAGATTATAAGCCTTCTTTGTTTGTGGTTCGATTATATATAAGTTCTTTTCTGTTCTTGTGCAGGCAACATAAAACAATCTGTGTGTATCATCTGGATTTTTTTCATAATCTATAAATGCTGCACCGGCCAAGTCTGTTATTACAACTACATTTTCTCTTTCATTACCCTTAACTCCATGTATTGTTGATATACTAATTCTAGGATTGCTATTTAAATTTTCTCCCGATCTAATTAATTTTTTTATTTTGTATATATCTTCATCACCTATTTCATTTAATGCTTCATCCCATTCAGTTTCTGTCTTAAGTCCATACTTTTCTTTTAATGTATCTATGTCATAGAACCCATCTTTAATTATTGTTTTAAACAATTTTGGATCCCAATTATCTTTAGTCATCTTTGCGGCTATCTTCTTAATATCATTATAATGTAGAGGTACGCCCTTTTTTAAATCATTCCATTTTTGTATAATCTCATAAATATTTTTTACTTTTGGTACAGCGTTTCTTCTCTGCCAATATAATTCTTTTTCGTCTAATATGTTTCCAATACCTGCTAACATATAGTTTGCTTGTGCTAACACTAACCATCTACCTTTTGAGAAATCTACTTCGTGAAGATCACTACAATAGTCAACAGATCCTTCTTCTTCTTTTGGCAACCATTTTTTTTCTACCCTATTTCTTACTTTTTTTATTATCTTGTTTGCTAATGTAAAAGGTTTCTGAGGTACCCTTTGTGATTGATCTAATACAGTTCTTTCTCCTTCTAAATTTATAAATGTACTAACATGTGCACCATTCCATCTATATATAGCTTGGTCATCATCACCTGATATGTATGAGTCTTGAGCCTTCTCTTCTATCTTCTTAACTAATCTCCATTGTACTAAACTTAAATCTTGTGCTTCATCTATGAATACAACTCTTAAACTTGGTGCCTCACCACTTTCTATAAATTTATCTAACATGTCTGGAAAATCAATCAAACCATTTTGTTTCTTATAGTTTTCTAATTCTTCAACTATTATTTCTAATTTACTTAATTGTATTTTTGAATTGTTATTTAAATGATAAAATTTTATAGGGTCCATTTCTTTTGATCGTGCTAAATTTATTAATTGTATGTATGGATCTGGAGAATAAAATATACCCTCGTAGTCTTCGTCTTGTCTTGCACCCTCTAATTCTATTTGCATCTTCTCTGACAATTCTTTGTAGTGCTTTGGTTGCATTACCTGGTTTGTATTTACACCTAATTGATTAAAACAAAATGAATGTAATGTTTGAAAGTATGGTACATCGTTAAAAGATAGTTTAAAATTATCTACTGCTCTTTGTTTACCTTCTTTTGCAGCGTTCTTACTAAATGTAAAATAACCAATCTTATCTGGTGGTGTGTTAGCTAGAAACTTTTCTATGTGTCCTAATAAAGTATGTGTCTTACCTGTGCCTGGAGGACCATAAATTACATGACGCATTAGTAACTTCCTTTCCACTGCATTTTAGACCAAGCTTCGTTCCATGCTCTTTCTATAAACATAGAAGTTTTTATATTATCTTCAGATGCATTCCAACCTTTTCTACTCAAATTATGATCACAAACATCATAATAGTATTTTTGATCTTTTCTTTTTTTAATCCAATCATTTCTACAATCATTCCAAGATTGCGTTAAACCTATGCCTTCATAAACACCTTCGGGACAACCAGAAAAACTACAAAGACTAGAATTTTTTTCTTCTTGATTGTTAATTTTTTCTTCGTCTAACATTGTAAATGCGTAAACAAAAATATTTTCTCCAGCATGACCCCCTACATTAGTTCTTAATTTTAAATTATTTCCTATTATAAATAAAATACCTTTTTTAAGTATTCCTGATTTATAAACCTTATCTCTAAAAGATTTGTAACTATCACTGTAGAATTCAGCTTGACTTCTAATTGGTTTTACCTCCATAAAATATCTATCTGCAGAAATACTGGTTCCACAATGATGTGGTTCTGACTCAGAAAAAAGTTCAAAATCTGGTTGGTATCCATAAACATCTTTAACTTCTGGTTCATATTCTATATTCCATCCAATTTTTTTCATAAACCTATAGTGTCTACATTCTAATTTACTTCTAAATTCTATTCCTTGATATGTTATTGGTATTGCCTGCATATTTTTCTCCTATGTTATTAAATGAAGATAGATCCACAAAGCAGTAAACATTGTTATTGCTGCTAAATCCATGGCTGCTATCAATAATTCTCCTTTTTAAATATTTTTGATTTATATGTTTCTATTTTTTTATCAAATCTAGCTACAACAAATACAGATAGTTTTGTTTTACCTACACGTTTAGTTGTACAGTTTAAATCATCTTTTAACATCTGTGATGTTCTTTGATATGGAACTCTCCAATGTTTTCTTGATAAATAATTATTGAAGAAGTTATCAAATACAAAGTGATGAAAGCCATCTTTAGTATAAGTACCACCATTACGTAAGTCTTCATAATCGTCTTTTTGTATTCTGTTTACACAATAATCTTCTAGGTAATTATTTAAAATATCTTTTGTACTTGTACCTTCTGCAGGTTCTGTGATTTCTGCATTAGTTAATAATGCAGTTGTAACTTTTTTCCAGTCACCAACTTTTACTGTTGGTGGATTTATTCTTAATTGTTTAATACATTCTTCTTGAAATAAAACTTGATTAGCTAAATGTTTTGCTGAATCTAAATACAGTCTATCCCCATCAACGTTCATGTAATAGTAAGGCTCTTCCAAGTTAACTACTTGTAAATCTGTCAGACTTGGAAACACTGGTTCTTGACCTATACCAAATTTTCTTTTCTTACATAATTTTTTATCACACAAACTACACATAGGTTGATCATTACATTTATAACCCCACTCTTTTTTATCGTGTTGTTTTGTAATTATGTTTACTTCTGTGTCTGACAACGGTTGTTCCATTGCAGTTTCATTAAATACTATTACTTTTGATTTCCAATTATCGGGCCATTTAGATTTTGCATACACACCATAATGAAATAGTGCATTGTTTCTACCACCCTCACCAATTTTATTTTGTGCCATAAGTTCAATACATGGTGGTCCATCTGAATAAGGAGTCTCTGGTCTTTTGATTTCTATTGTGCTGATGTCTTGTTGTTTATTTCTTTCATAGAGTTTAAAAAAATCATCTACACTAGCAGCTTCGCCATCCTCCATAAAGGCGTATCTTGTTGTCTGACCACAATTAAAGTATGGTAAATTTAAAAAATTCCCTGTATCATCTTTTGATTTTAATTCTCTTTGTTTTGGAAATACTTCTGATCCTCCATAACCCAATACAGATCTAATCTCATTTAATTTATCTTGCATCAAACCTGCTGATACATAATCTTCTGTAAATAAAAATACGTGGGCACCACCAGACTTTGATCTACATACTACTAATGGTAATTGAAATTTTTTTATTTTATTTATTAATTGTTTGTGATCAAACTCTGCGTAAGAGTCGATGTCAATACATCCCCATTTACATTTGTTATCATCATTGATTGGTATAATACCTAAACTGTCAGCACCATCTAAATGCTTTTGCCACAACTCATCTGTGACTGGTTCTCGTTTAACAAACGATTTACCTTTAATCTTGTTGCCGTCACCGTTTGATTCACCAACTAAAGTGACACCATGTGCACGGTCTAATCCATAAAATATATTTTTAAATCTTTCTATCATACAAAATAAAAGTGGGCGTTGCCACTCTCGCTTAGACGCCCACTACCTAGGATACTGGTTAGTAGTTAGAAGAACTTTTTGTAGTTTCTTC